TCCATCCGACGGCTTCACCACAACAGGTGTGCTCACATCACCTTCTGCGACAATCGCCTGAATAAGTGCTGCGCCATCATCCGTATACGAAGAAAACGGCCCGCCGTATGGTTGCCATCCTTCACGAATTTTTTGAGCAAGTGCATCAGCAAGGTCTGACGGCGACACCGCCCTGACCACATCGTAGTGTTTAAATGCCATGAATCCTCCCGGCCGGGATAGTACTGAATCAGATAAAGAGCAGGCTGAAGTCCGGAAGTTACAGGACAATGGCAGAAGGGAGACTACAGCCCGCAATTCGAAAAAGGCCGCGCAGTTGCGCAGAGTGATTACTATGGGGTATTATTCGCCAGCTGAAATATTACTTCACGTTTTATTGTTTATTCCTTGCCGCCCGCGTCTCCCAGCGCGGGCTTTTTTTTGTCCATAAGAAAGCCCCTCCGGAGAGGGGCTGAAGCCGCATTTCTGTATCACCATGAACATGGTGCCGGGTGCCTCCCGGTGAGTTCAGTCCGGTGTCCCTGAACCCGCGTATCTCGATCCAGATTGTCGTCAGAGATGACACCTTATACACCAGTCGCCCCTCCGCACAGGGGGATTCACCATGCGAAATTTTTTTAACAAATGCTCAGTCTGACAGGCAACTGTCAACTGACTGAATTGTGACACAGATTACACTTGTTACCCACATACCACGAATCAGGTTATGCCTCAGTCATTATTAAACTGCACTTCAGCAAATCCGGAGCCTGATTCACAGGTACTGGATTTGATTGTGACAGTCATTCCTGTCAACTGAGCACTTTGCAGTAGCGGTTGCAGATTCCAGCGACTGGTCCAGTATTCTTTCCCGGCTACTTTTACTGTGAATGTATCGTTCTCATTATACTTGGAAAACTCAATTTTACCTTTAGCACAATCTGCCGCCATTGCATTAACAGAAACTAATGCAAATAAAACCGCCATAAACATCTTCTTCATACTTAACTCCTTTATTCACCCGTTGTATATAAAGACTGTGACTTTCTGTTCAGAAACGCTGCTGCTGTATTACTTTCCCATAATGTATTGTTTATTTTTATAACGGGCCTGTCGCCAGTTATCTGACATTCTGGTTGACTCTCTTCATTCACAGCGCGAACAGAACGCGCCCCCTGATGATGGCAATTCAGTATAACGGCCACAGTACCCAGTATCGCTGATATATTATTAAAGGATATTCTCCCCACTCTGACACCATCCTCTCCCCGATACTCCGGGAGCACATTGCTGATTCGCCCCCAGTTCAGAGTGAGGTCCACGTCTCCCGGCGTCATCGTATACACAGGAGCAGTTTCAGACAGTGCCTGACGAAATTCTCTCTGTATCTGCCTGAAGCGTAAGGCTTCTGCTGTGACAGTGACAAAACGCAGAACTGCTCTGGATGCATCTCTGGTCATTGTATTACCACTGAACTCCATTAACGCCAGATATGATGAAACCAGTGAGTGACGACTGATTTGCATTCCGGAACGTTCCAGCGCTGCGACACGTTGCAGAGTGGTATAACTGCTGTCCGTTGTCATGGAAACCGTTGTCACACCGGGCACTGATATATGTGTAAAATCTGAAAAACGGTAGAAAGTATTTGTTGCCGTATTAACGAATCCGGCCACATATAAATTATTTTGCTCAATAATCAGACGAAGATGGTCAAAACGCGCCTGATAGACATCAAGCCCTCGTATATCCACAGCAAAATAACTGCCCGGTGGGGTGTGGTTAATAACAGACACCGATGTGGTCCCCTGAGATATATGCTCAAGAGGAGTCGATATTTCTGTCCGTATACTATTTAACGAAGAGACATAACTTTGTTGAGTCGAAAAGTCTATCGTAAATTCCCGGGAATAGGATACCGAAGAAAAACCCAGTAACAGGCACAGTACCCATTTAAATAATATACACTTCATATACAGGTGTTCCTTTTGGCTGAAGTAATCAGCACCAGACCCGGCGCAGATATAAAAAAGGCCCGCAAAAGCGAGCCTGGTAAATAAATATGGCGCGTTGTACTGGATTCGAACCAGTGACCGATTGCTTAGAAGGCAATTGCTCTGTCCGGCTGAGCTAACAACGCTGAATACCGATAATGGACCGCCATCGGGGGCTCGAACCCCGCGCAGCCAGCTTAGAAGGCTGGCGCTCTGTCCCGATGAGCTAATGGCGGTATGTGATATGGTGGCCCTTGCTGGATTTGAACCAGCGACCTGGCGATTATGAGTCGCTCGCTCTCACCACTGAGCTAAAGGGCCGGGCGCAGGATAATAACGGTACGTAACTAATCCTGCAATATCATCCGTTCTGACTGGCTAAATCCTGAACTTCCCTGACCGTCTGCTCAAAACGTTCAGTCTCCAGCTCAACGCCAGTTGCACGACGCCCCAGCGCCAGTGCAGCTTTGACTGTCGAACCCGACCCCATGAAAAAATCTGCAACCAGGTCACCCGGACGACTGCTCGCGCTGATTATCTGCTGCAGCATTTCTGCCGGTTTTTCGCACGGATGTTTCCCGGGATAGTACTGCACCGGTTTATGCGTCCACACATCCGTGTACGGCACCTGCGCCGTCACGCCAAAATACCGCCGCAGATGCTTATATTCACTCTGCAGTTCCGCATACTGCCGGTTCAGTGAAGTATACGTCTCCAGCAGCTGGTGGTGGGGCTTTTCCAGTTCACCGCGCTGATGCTTCTCTTCTGCCACCCGGGCAAACAGCGACTGTAATTTCAGATAATCGCTTTCGTTCGGTAGCTGCCACTGACTGGCACTGAACCAGTGCGACACCATGTTTTTCTTTCCTGTGGCATCCACTATCTGTTTTGCCGTTATCCCCAGGGCAGCACGCGCATCACGAAAGTAAGCAATCAGCGGAGCCATCACATGCTGTTTCAGTGCCCTGCCCTTCGCCTCATACCCGGCATCTTTCGGACGATACGGCCCCTGATAATGTTCCGCGAACAGAATGCGCTCTGTGGCGGGGAAATACGCCCTCAGGCTTTCCTTGTTGCACCCGTTCCAGCGTCCGGACGGCTTCGCCCAGATAATATGGTTCAGCACACTGAAGCGTTCACGCATCATGATTTCAATGTCAGATGCCAGGCGATGGCCACAGAACAGGTAAAGACTTCCGGCAGGTTTCAGCACCCGCCAGAACTGCGCCAGACACTGGTCCAGCCATTTCAGGTAATCCTCATCACCCGTCCACTGGTTATCCCAGCCCTCAGGCTTCACTTTAAAGTACGGCGGGTCCGTGACTATCAGGTCAACAGAATTTTCGGGTAACGACCGGATAAATTCCAGGCAGTCGGCGTTGATTAACTCACAACTGGATATTTTTACAGTATTAAACATGGATCATTAAGCCTGTCTCTGATAGGCTCATACCGCTTTTGCGCAAAGCAGATGGGCCTGAGGTTTGCTTGTGACCCCAACGCATGAGCAGATGGCTGGTGAGTGCCCCTAACACCCACCAGCCGCCCATTTACCACAAATAAAAAAGCCTTCAGGACTGAAGGCGTCTGTAACAACCAAACTGATAGTCTGCCAGACCCGCCATAACAAGCTGGGTCAGTATTAGCTGGCAGCGTTCGCGTGAAAGGTACGTATTCTGTGCAATCTCCCCGACTGTCGCCGGTGCGGTGGCACTTAATTCATTAAACACCACTCTGGCGGTTTCTGTCATATCCTGCTGTTTCAGCATGTCTTTTTCCCTTTTCCGGTTAACGTGACACACCAATAACTCTTGTCGAAAAAGCCAGCAAGCTGAAAGACCGGTATTCACCGCCACCAGCGCGTTTAACGTACTGGTCCGATTTCAGGCATAAAAAACCCGCCTGACGGCGGATTTAAGCTGTGTGGCAAAGTAACCACTCTTAACATACTGACATACTTTTTGCGGACCGCACTAATCATTTTTTACTTTTTTAGCAGCCAGTCGTCCATCTCCAGTCTTACCCCCAGCACAGACAAACATCCGTCAATAAACCCTTCGGCTATCTGCATCTCAATTCGTATTGCTTTTTCGCTTTTCTTTCTCGTCCTGGCTATCTGTCTTTTTGATATTCGCAACAAATAATGAGCAATGAGAAGCGAATACTCCTCAGGTTTTTTCTGCTTCAGACGTGCAAGACAGTTTTCAATGATAAGTCCGTCATCATCGCAGCAGGCTGGACGTGGTTTAGTGGTAGATGGTAAAAGGCCTTTGAATCCGGCAGCGATCGGAGAATAGTCCACCCCGGTGTTACCACTTGCCGCCCATGCCCCCCAGCGTTCAAGAACCATCTGAATATCACGCATCAACTTTCTCCACAAAAATCAGGACAGCACACCAATCGCCAGTGCGCGATCGATAAAACGAAATATCAGCTCCAGTTGGGAACCATACTTCTCTTCAAATGCCACGGTATCCGCATGCAGTTCGTCATGGTGTTTTCTGCACAAAGGCAACACAAAAAGGTCATGCGCTTTTGTACCCATTCCACCCTGACCATGGCCAATCAGGTGATGTGGATCGTCGGCTGGCTTACCACAACACGCGCAAGGCTGTGTCTTAACCCAGCGCGTGTACTTTTCATTAACCCAGCGACGACGTTTGGGGCGTAACATAAAAGACTCCGGCGACTCCGGATCCACTTTCAGCGCCAGCACCTTTTTCGCTTTATCCTGGATAATGCTGGTGGCAGGAACCGAAGGCACAAGGTCACTCTCCCGGGTGACAGACGGCAAAACAGGCTTCGGTAATCTCAGGGCCTTACGGGCTGCACTTTCCGGTAAGGCATCCGCCAGGTCATTACGAACCAGCCACCAGCACAGTTCAGGCATTGTCACAACGTGACTGTCATCAAAACCGAGATCACGACGGACTACGGACAACACCCAGCGGGCACAGTTATCCGTTGCCATTGACTCCAGACGTTCCGTGAACTGATCGCGAAGCAGGTTATCGCAGTGCCAGCACAGACGGATTGCGCCCGGCGCGTGTCGCATTGTGGTCATGTTCTCGCTGTGCCATCCGGAATGAGGCCACTGGCAGCCTTTTTCACGAAGTAACCAGCTCTCAAGGCATTCCACGCCACCAGCACGACGGATCACCGCCTCATGGCGGAACACGGCCCGAACGGCAGGATCATCCGCCAGCGGTTGTGATGCTGCCGGAACGGCACCACTGGCAAAAGATGAATAACGTTCCGGCTCAGGCTCCAGCAGGACACGCCCCTGCATAAACAGGGGCATCAGCTCTGAACCGGGTCTGAACAAGACGATCCCCATACGCGGGGCAATTTCAGGGGTCAGCAGTGCTCTCACGGTCACCTCAGCGAACGGTATTGCATGAACGCAGGAGAAAAAATTCAGCCATCACGCAGTAAACTCTTTCACCAGCGTTTCAAACTGGCTTACCTGGCCTTCCAGTTCCGCCACGCAATCCACCAGCTCATCCACCGCCTTTTGTGTGCGATGTTTTGCCTGCAGCAGATCACGAAGCGCCGGAGTAAGCTGCTTGCGGAGCGTATCTTTTGCCACGCTCGTTTTTTCCATCTGTTCAGCACAACGAAGCATCTCCTGCGCCTGCCGACGAAGTTGTTCCGGTGAAACAGTGGTGGTTCTGTTGTTCAAAATAAACGCTCCGTTTTACTACCCGACATGCGGTTATTGCTGTATCTGCGCGGATTGCCCGGCGTCATGGGAGTGGAAAGAACCCGGGCACTCTCCTGGTCCACAGGCAGAAAATGCCCGTTATGAAAACGCCGGTAAATGGTACCCAGCGTGCCATTACGCTGTTTCGTGATGTTGATTTCAGCTATGCCTCTCGCCTGTGTCTCCGGGTTGTACACCTCATCCCTGTAAAGCATCAGAATGATGTCTGCATCCGCCTCTATTTCCCCTGAGTTTTTCAGGTCCGAGTTCATGGGGCGTTTATTGGGTCTGGATTCCACGCCACGGGAGAGCTGGCTCAGAGCAATCAGCGGAAAACCGCCGGATTTTGCCAGGCTTTTAAGTCCCTTTGAGATTTCCCCCACAGCAAGGTCGTGACGCCCCGTGCTGCGGGTTTTAATCAGGCCGAGGTAATCGACCACCACCAGCGCCGTTTCCGGGTGTTTCATCCGGTGGTGCCTCGTGGTTGCACATATCTCATCAATGGTCAGGTTTGCCTGGTCCACCATCCAGATATTACGCCCCGTCATTCGTCCCACGCCCTGTGAGAAACGCGCCCAGTCTTCATCTTCAAAACGGGCAACAGACTTAAGACGGGATACCGGCATTCCCCCGGCAGCAGACACCATACGTTCACCAATCTGAATGTTCGCCATCTCCATGGTGAACAGAAGCACGCCATGCCCCTGCTCAGTCACCTTGTCGATGATATCCAGCGCAAGTTCGGTTTTCCCCATCGAAGGACGGGCCGCAATGAATACCAGGTCGCCTGGCTCCATACCGCCCGTTTTTGCGTCCAGTTCATCAATACCGGTCATCAGCGCCCTGGATTTCTCCAGTCCCTGATTGCGGCATTCAACACGGTCGACCACTTCCGGAAGGACATCATCAATGTGAACCGGCTGAATGACGCCCTTTCCGGTCGACAGTGAGGCCATCATGTTCTGCGCATCCTTCAGGGCATCCTCGGCTGCTTCACAGGTATGCGCATCCCGTAAATTCTGTAATGCTTCAGTCAGTGTTTTTTCTGCATCGCGCAGTGCGGCATTACGCCGCAACGCTGCGACATAGTGCTCCAGTGAAGACTTCACCCAGGTTTTGCGTCCGGTGTCGGTAATCACCGGGGCAAGTTCCGGCATCTCATTGCACAGCAGTACGGGGTCAATGACGCCGGATACACGTGCCTGTCTGCAAATTCCCGCGTAAATATCCCGGTACTGTCGTGCAGAAAAAACGTCCGCCGACAATGTGGCCAGAATATCCATCACTTCCGGATCAGCCCCACGCAGAAAAAACGCGCCAATGACAGCGCCTTCCAGGTCATCGTTACGCCATGCCGGGGTGTTCTGGCTGGTCATGCGGCAACACCTCCGATACGAGAACGGTAGCTGGGCCAGTTAAACGACAACCAGTTGCGCCCGCCATTGGTGATCCTGTCGGCAATCCGGGGACTGATGAACGCCCACAATTCTTCCGGTGAAAGGTTGCTGATCAAGATAGTTGGCAAAATACCCTCATACCGGGCATTGATAATTTCCTGCAAAATGGCCATTTCAGCCGCACTGCCAAACTGAACGCCGACTTCGTCGATGATCAGCAAATCCAGTGACGCATAATGCTCAATGACGTCATCCGCTGTTTTTTCACTGTCATTCCGCCAGCAGTTTTTCACAGCACGGGTAAGGCGCATCACGTCGGTGATCTCCACACTGGCCAGATAGTTACGGATGATGTGTTTTGCCATTGATACCGCCAGATGATTTTTCCCGGTACCGCAACTGCCGGTCATAACAAGACTGGTACCGTTCTCCAGCATATCTGGCCAGTTCTCCGCATAGCGGCGACAGGCCGCAAGATTTCTGGCTGCGTCAGGATTAACCTCCAGATAATTATCAAACTCGCAGTCCCGAAAACGCAGAGCAATTCCGGCGTTATCAGTCAGTTCTTCCGCCTTGAGGGACGACAGCTCCATGGTCAAATCGTTGGCCTCAGCTATCAAGCAGTCAGGGCAGCATGAAATTTTTTCTCTGTCCTCGCCATTACGATCGCTCCACACCAGAATATGTGTGTGGTATTCGCCATGTTTTTCGCAACACCCGCGCCCTTCACGCATCCAGCAGGAACGATAAGGCCATGGTTTTTCGCCCTTCTGAGCAAATGCAATCTCTGCCCGTAACTCATCCATCCGCGCCTGTAGTCTTGTTTGTTGTTCACGCAGGTTAAACGTCATCATCGCTGTCACCTCAGAATGTCAATTTGTCACTGGATTTACCGAATTTGTCAGACATGGCTCCCAGGCCAGCCAGGACATCGACCTGTCGCTGTCGCCCACCTCCGGGAGCTGCTGGCTGTTGCCAGAAATCTTCGAAGTGACGATCAGGTCCAAAGAACGTCGACGCCTGCTTCACGAACTGGGTGCCGGTATTTCCTGAGACACGCACCCAGGCAGCATAGCGTTTCACACCGTTGAGCATGGTTTCTGGTGTCACACCTTCCCTGATTCGGGCTTTCCAGGCTTTGAAGGCTGCTGACTTGGAATTACCACCAGCACGTTTGGGATATTCCTGCCAGGCCTGTTCAAATTCCGGTGAATATTCCTGTCGGGCAGAACGCGCTGGTGCAGACGCGTCAGCGGATGCGCCAATAGTGTTTTTACTCTCTGTAGTATTCTCTGAAGTAATCTCTGTTGTATTCTCTGTAAGATCGAAATTGGTTTTCCCTTCTCCGCGGCGAGTGGTTTCCCGTGTCCGCGGTGAAGGCTTTCCCTCCTCCGCGAAATTGGGTTTTACAGTTTCCCGAAAACGGGTTTCCCCATTTCGGGAAAACTGATTGTTTTCATTGATAATTTCATTAAGGCGCTCACAATCTATACGGTAGAACATTTTGTGCTCAAGACGCTTGTTGGTTTCAACCAAAATGCCTCTGGACACAAGATGCTTACGCGCTACAGCCTGTTGTTCAAATGTAAGTCCGGTTTCGTGTTGTATCTCTTCACGCGTTTTATGTACGCCTTCCGCTGCATGTGCTTTATCCTGCCAGTAAAAAATCTGACCAAAGAAAATAACAGCGTGCGGACTTCCCATGTATTTAACGAGCCCAGGGTAATAAGCAACCGGATGTCCAAAATCGAGCAGAAGATCAGACGGACGCATAGCCACCTCCCAGGCGTTTAAACATTTTTCCGGACTGAAACGCCACCAGCGGATAACTCAGGGTATGAGTACGTCCCTGAACCTGGCAGACAACTTTCTGGCTTTCAGTGCTGACTAGGCAAACCCGCAGAACGTGACCGTTGCTGGTGGCGAACCACTGCCCCACACGGGGGCAACGGTTGTATCGGTGATACAGAGAATTAACGAGGCGGCGAATCATGGATGTACCTCCCGCACATCAGCCATGAGCATTTTGCTGGCTGTTTCCAGCGCCTGATCGGCGCTAATTTGCATAACAGCCAGTGAGTGAGGAACGACAGCCCCGGCATATTCTGTTTCACTGGTGGCGTGTTTATGCGCCATATCTGCGATAACAGAGATGTCAATCAGTGCATCCATCAGGGTTTTAATTACCGTAACAGAGGTGTCTGAATAATGGTTATTACACATGGCGCGCCTCCCATTGATTACGGCGAAAAGCGGTATGATTCACGCTGGTTTCTGCCTCATGGAATGCTTCAATACAGCTCTCGTAGTACCGCATTGTGCGCAGACTTAACCCAAGCTGAAGCATCATCAGGCCATCAAGGGTGATGTAATAACCTCGCAAAGAGTCACCATAGATGTGATAAGTACCCGGTATGAAATTGCGGGTGAAAAATTCGCGCGAGCAGTTCAGGTACTCGATTTTGTCGACGATGTTCTGGTGCATGCGCTTGAAATGGCAGGCTACATGCAGGGAGAAAATAACGGCCTTGCCGTTGACAACTTCAATTTTCAGGTATGGGGAAGTTGGGACAGTAGCCATGATGGCAGCCTCCGTATGCAATGGATAACTTCCACCACCGGAGGTTCCAATCTCACTGGTGGTGAACTGGACAGGGTTGGAACTACCGGCGCATACGGAAACCGGCGAGCCTTTCGGCTCCCCTGCCCAGCCCACCATAATTCTGGCGTGCGCGAGCATGGACGATAAAAAAGACGCTGGCGCGTCATATATCGCCGTATGCAATTCCGGGGTTCCAATCCCGGCACCCGCTTTATAAGGTGCAGGGACAGTGTAACGTCCCGGAATTGCAGAATCAATACGCTGGTGGCGAATCATGGATGCACCTCCCGTTGATTACGGCGGAAAGCGGTGTGATTCAGGCTGGTTTCAGCTTCATGGAATGCTTCAATGCAACTCTCGTAGTACCGCATTGTGCGCAGACTTAACCCAAGCTGAAGCATCATCAGGCCATCAAGGGTGATGTAATAACCTCGCAAAGAGTCACCATAGATGTGATAAGTACCCGGTATGAAATTGCGGGTGAAAAATTCGCGCGAGCAGTTCAGGTACTCGATTTTGTCGACGATGTTCTGGTGCATGCGCTTGAAATGGCAGGCTACATGCAGGGAGAAAATAACGGCCTTACCGTTAATAATCTCAATTTTGAGGAATGGGTGGGTAGTGGTGGTAGTCATAGTGACAGCCCCTATGTTGAATTCAAAGAACTCACCACATGGGACGCCAATCACAGAGGTGGTGAGACGTACAGGGTTGGCGTAACCGGTCAACATAGAACCCGGCGCATCTTGCGATGCCCCTGCACGCCCCACCATAATTTGGACGTAGCAATGCTCATGACACGAAAAAACCGCATGAGCGCGGTTATGCTCTATATTGAATTTCAGGACGCCAATCCCGGCACCCGCTTTATAAGGTGCCGGAACAGTGTAACGTCCCGAAATTGCAGAATCAATACGCTGGTGGCGAATCATGGATGCACCTCCCGTTGATTACGGCGGAAAGCGGTGTGATTCAGGTTGGTTTCAGCCTCATGGAATGCTTCAATACAGCTCTCGTAGTACCGCATTGTGCGCAGACTTAACCCAAGCTGAAGCATCATCAGGCCATCAAGGGTGATGTAATAACCTCGCAAAGAGTCACCATAGATGTGATAAGTACCCGGTATGAAATTGCGGGTGAAAAATTCGCGCGAGCAGTTCAGGTACTCGATTTTGTCGACGATGTTCTGGTGCATGCGCTTAAAGTGGCAGGCAACATGCAGGGAGAAAATAACAGCTTTGCCGTTGACGACTTCGATTTTGAGGAATGGGGAAGTTGGGACTGTAGCCATGATGGCAGCCTCCTTGATCGGTGAAAAACTTCCACCACCGGAGCTGCGAAACTCATGGGTGGTGAACTGAACAGGGTTCGCAGTACCGGCGATCAAGGAAACCGGCGAGCCTTTCGGCTCCCCTGCCCAGCCCACCATAATTCTGGCGTGCGTGAGCGCAGACGATAAAAAAGACGCTGGCGCGTCGTATATCGCCTTGATCAATTCCGGGCTGCGACCCCCGGCACCCGCTTTATAAGGTGCAGAGACAGTGTAACGTCCCGAAATTGCAGAATCAATATTTGGTCTTGAAATGATCATATAGCTGCTGATATCTTTAGAACTGTTCTTGGATGTTTCGGAGCCGTTTTATGCGAAACAGCTCCCCGTTATTGATGTTGAGTGAGCCGGGTTACTCCCGGCTTTTTTTCACCGCTGCCAACCAATAACCTGAAATAACCCCATTTTCGGGTGATACCAGCGAGTCCCTCGCGGTTCTGCTTCCTCCATAACCCGATAAAAAGCAGCCATAAAAGGTTCCACGGCAACAATTGCGCGACGTGACAACAATCCGTCCGGCGTCATGAACTCATGGGTGTCTGTAGGAATTTGATAATCGTTCACCAGATTGCGGCATTTCGCATCTGACATACCTGTTTTCGCCACCAGCTGACGGTATCCTGCATAACCATCGCGTATGGTGCCTCTTTTGATTTGTTCGACAGTTTCGGCAACGTGGCTAACTTTTTCTTCCATCTTGTCGAGGCGTTTTTGCTGACGAACTGCTTCAAGAGCCATCGCGGCAACCATTTCGATTTCGCTCATTGGTTTGCGCACCTGCTCTTCCAGTTCGCGCCAACGATCTACCAGGCGAGCAGTGAATTCAGGACAGAGCTGTGCGACGACAATGATACTGTCGCGCTTACCTTGTTCTCCTTCAAACAGGTAATGCTCATATTGAACTTTAAAACCTAAGTTATTGATTTTCTCGGAAACAGCCATTGGCGGTTTCCGGATGATGTTTTTAGCAACCAGGCGTTCGATACTACGTTTAACATCTGAGTGCTGACTACCCACCAGCTCTGCGATCTCAACGCTGGTCATGGATGCTTTATCGTTAAAAATTGCGGTGTTCACTGTTTATCTCCTTCGCACACTCCATCTTCTGTGTGCGCTAAGCTTGGGTGTGGGAAAAGTTTTGGCTTATCTGGCCTAAGCTCATGAGCGGGAATCCCTGTTACGGCAGAAACGTCTGGAACATGCTCCACCCCTACAAGTCCAATCTTTCTCCATCGGGAAACAGATGGCTGTTTGACCCCAACGGCGCGAGCTAATGCATTTACGCCCCCTGCAATATCTATTGCTTTCTCAATCGCTGATTTCATAAAACACACCTAACAATTGCTTTTTCTATCAAAAAATAATAGCAACACCTATTCCACCATGCAATAGACACACTTATAGAACGCATCTACAATGTAATAGCGGAGGCTATATTTATGTCGAAATCACAAATGAGCATGTTGAGAACCCTTGCAGATAGGCTCAACTTTGCAATGTACGAAATGGGAATGAGCCAAGCTCAGTTGGCTAAGGCAGCAAACATGGCTCAACCGACCATTTGGCGAATAGCATCGGGGAATGCAAGAGGAACAACGAAAATTGTCGATCTCGCTAATGCTCTCGGTGTTACACCGGAATGGTTAAGTTCTGGTGTAGGTTCTATGAGGGCAGAGAACAAGAAACCATCTATTCCACCAAAATCCGAATGGGGGAAGATAGAGTCGTGGGATGAGCACACGCCTCTAAGTGATGATGAGGTTGAAGTCCCTTTTCTTAAAGATATTGAGTTTGCGTGTGGTACTGGGAAAGTGATTAGCGAAGATCATAATGGATTAAAACTTAGGTTTTCAAAAGCTACCCTTCGTCGGATCGGCGCAAACTCTGACGGAAGTGGAGTGCTATGTTTTCCGGCGACTGGTAACAGTATGGAGCCTATAATCCCTGATGGAACGACCGTAGCTATTGACACCAACAACAAAAGAATTGTCGATGGTAAGTTGTATGCTATTGGACAAGATGATGGTTGTGGCGGACAACTAAAGCGCATTAAACAACTACACAGAAGACCAGGTGGAAAATTGATTATCCGCAGTTACAACAGTGACGAATACCCAGATGAAGAAACCAGTATTGATAAGGTTGATATTATCGGGCGTTTATTCTGGTACTCAGTTTTGCTTTGAATCAAAAAGGAAATATTTTTTATTAAATATCAATAAGGTAACAAAAATCACCCAAAAAAATAGAACTTGCTATTGCCATAATTTATAGTAGGTTCTATTATGCTCTCATTCCAAATAGATGGAGTTAATGAGATGAGGGCAAAACCGACTCTGACTTTTAATGGCTTTTCCATGCACCCACTGGATGCGCTAAAAAATACCGCCGTTCTTTTTGAAGCTGGATATTTATTAGCTACATCAAATAACCATGAATACTGTGAAATTGGCGATACCATAGTTGCTTTGGCCACTGATTACGCCTTCGAAGTAAAAAACGCAATTTTTTATTCAAGACAAGATATTGCTCCTGAAAAACAGCCTGAATACATGGTTAACCTTAGCACCCAACGTGAAGCCTGCGGTTTGACGACCACCGAACTGGCCAGACTGCTCGATCTTGACGAAGAGATTATCCTGCAATGGGAGAGTGGAGAATACGAACCAACCATCAGCATGCTAATCCCCATGGCAAATGTCCTGGGATGCGATCCTCTTTCTCTGCTGAGTGAAAAAAATAGCGCTGCTGCTGTTACCGTAAATCAGCCAGACATCCAGGAGGAAAGCATTGGCACACGTATAGAAGCCGCACGTAAAAAAGTTGGACTGACAGAAGCAGACCTGGCACGCATGATTCACACCTACAACGACCCCATAAACGACTGGGAGTGCGGTATCTGCGAAGTCCCCGCAAGCCAGATCATTCCACTGGCTAATGCGCTTGGTTGCGATCCGATGTGGCTGTTAACTGGTGGGCCTATTGCCCGGGCTTCATAAGATACCATGGGGCAATAACATCGCCGCGCTTTTCTACAAGATGAGAGCGAATTTCACGAAGTTCTTCAACTGAGGAGCCGAAAGCCAGAGTGACATAATCGCCACTTCTGCCATCAAGATACATACGGACATTTCTCTCAACCATTGCGGAAACAGTCTCAATATGAAAACACTTCTGAGACTCACTATATAACAGAACATACATGTCAGCTGAGGAAGCCATGAAAAAGTTCGAAAACATAACTGTTCTCCATGTTGATAACTTTGGTTATACAAACCAGGAACTTCTCCCGGAGGTTGTAAAGGCAATAGATGTTGCCGATATAGTGATTAGAGGAAAGAGAATTGTCAAAAACAGGCTCGCATGCACTTCAGGAGCAATGACAGAAACAACCTCACAGCAAGATAATTACGAAGGCATTTGTCTGGAGCCTGATTCATTTGCGGTAAATGTTTATCATTTATTGCATGCAACACAGGTATTACATATGTCCAGTAATCACGAAACAAAAGTACTTGGCAGCGAAATTCTGAATTTTGCATGTGAATATGCAAAAGCTGCTGCCGAAAAAGAATTAGCGCAATAACAATAAATATTCCCTGAATGTTTATTACGGTTTTATCGCCGGGGATTGTTGCAACCTTTATTCGCAGGAGATTATGTTATGACCTTCCTGAAACATAAGGCATCGTATAAAACTGCCTGCCTCATTGCACAACATGGAGATTCTTATCTTCATATAGCCAACCTGTATTTGCGCAAGGCTTATGGGAGATAAAATAATGGAGACATCAGCACGAAATAAAATGCAGAATGAGCCTGAGCAGGGGGGGGTAATACACGAAAAAGTAAGAGTGTTGCTAACCATTGAAAATGGGAAAGTAATTTACTCAAAACATCTGTTGGATAATGAATTCGTTGGCTGCATGGATACATTTCTGTGGATGGCAAAAAGAGCGGGTTACACGATTATTCCACCAGCAAAGGAGCAAACATTATGAATCATTCAGAGTTCCGACCAGAAGTTACGCCACATGGCATAAAAATTGGCAATACAACCATTGATTATGTTGAGGCCGTACAGCGGCTTAATGATGGTGAATACGATTATCCAAATTCTCACGGTTTAAGAATTATGCAATGTATTGCTGAAGCCGATGATGCCGGATTACTGGGACGATTTTCAGTCGATATGAAGATTGCTCAATGGCGATGGCTGTATGTGACGACGTTTATAAATGAAGAAGAAGGCAAGAACGGCACCATTGATATCCCTAACGATAATGGAACTACAGATCGCGCAGTTATTTACAAGGGTAAACATGGTTGCCTGAGTATCTACCCAGGGCCACTTCGCATTGCCCTGCAAAACCATGTCGAATGGAGATTCATTGAAAAATATGGCGAAGCTGAAGGCATGGGGCGAGTTCTGTTTCTCTATCAAAAAATGCTCATCGCAGATCCTGATAATGGCTTCATTGTCTCTGCTATGGGACGAGAAGGGCTTGAACTTCTTCTGGATGAAATGATTCACGATCTGAATACTCATGGTATGCCAGAAACACCATTGGAACATTAAACATGTCAAATCAGAATAAAATTAATGTATTTCAGGTTGAATCAAAACATAAAACACCTGTGATAAAACACGTTCGCCGCCATACACTCATCTATACGCCAGAAGAGTTTATGGCAATGCCAATGATAAAGAAGTTTATTCGTGATAATCCCGATCACATTGCTATAGATAAACATAACGGAGAAATAATGTTATCACGCGAACTTGCCGAAATTTACTGTAACGTGAATAACGGTAAAAAATTGAAAAAGGCAATCCGAAAAAAATCAGGAGTAACAAAATGAATAGCATCGAGACACAATGTTCCTCATCTGAAGTTATGAACTATGACCCGAATCTGACGTTGTACGGACGCATGGCAAAACAAACTGTTCTATTAACTTTCGGGCTATGGGAATACCGCGAAACATTCGAAGTTTCTGTCGGCGGCAATCTGACCGGACTGGATGTTATCAGTTGCGCCATTGAAAGCCTGTACGCAACGCTGCCTTATGAAGAAGTCGAGGATGAGCGCGATATCATAGCCACCATTAATATCGGCGGCATGGAATGCAAGGATGAAAACCTGAACGGAGAACTCTGGCTTGCCGGGATGCTTATCTCGGCAGAAATCATCAGTATTGAACCCGCTACAAACATACGACTCTGAAGTTCTCACAACTCAGGGAGCAGGAGAAAAAATGTTCGCTTTGATTAATCAGGGGCAACTGTATACCGATAGTGCTGGCTACCCGATAAAAATTATTCGCTGCATAAACAACACTGTGTTGTACAGAAGAATGGATGGGCGAACACAGTCGGTAAAAATAAACGATTTTAATGAACTGTTTGAACGAATCGATCACCAGGAGTACCGCAAAATTCTGGCGGGCACTGAGCAGGAAATGCACCTGAAAAAATTACGCGCAATGCAACGGAGGTGATACATGCATACGGCTTTTGAGTTCTGGGTTCGCAAGACATTCGGCAATCGCTACGACCTGACCCGTGATGTCGACGGCTTCTACTGCCGTGAAGTTGTGAAACGAATGTTTGACGTGTGGTGCCACTGCCGTGGATGAAAGTTTTATGAGGTTGGCATGCAGACAATCATCTATCAGATAACCCCCAGCAAATGGTGTACGGAGAGAGTCCTTATTGCATCAACAGGGCTAAAGCCCGGCACCATCGAGCGGGCTAGAAGAAAGTCATGGATGCAGGGAAAAGAATACCGCCATTACGCTGTAGAAGGTGATCCTGGGCACTACAGTGAATGCCTGTACAACATCGAAGAAATTATGCGATGGATCGAAAACCAGAAACAACCAGGTGCCAAAAATGCAAGTTCCGGTTAACCTGTTAATGCTCCTGGACGTCTGGGAGGTTTAATGAGTAACGCATCATACCCGACAGGCGTTGAAAACCATGGAGGATCACTCCGTATATGGTTTCACTATAATGGCAAACGTGTCAGAGAAAACCTCGGTGTTCCTGACACCGCCAAAAACCGGAAGATCGCAGGTGAACTTCGCACTTCCGTTTGTTTTGCAATCAGAATGGGGAGTTTCGACTACGCCGCGCAGTTCCCTAATTCCCCTAACCTGAAACACTTTGGTCTGGGAAAAAGAGAGATAACCGTTAAGGCACTTTCGGAAAAATGGTTGGACCTTAAGAAAATTGAGATAGGAAGTAATGCATTCAGTCGGTATCAATCCGTGGTGAGAAACATGCTTCCTCGCATAGGGGAAAAACGTCTTGCTTCGTCGGTAACAAAGGAAGATTTACTGTTTATCAGGAAAGATTTGTTAACCGGGTATCATAATCTCTCTAACGGAAAAACAACGCCGATTAAAGGGAGGTCAGTAGTTACGGTTAATTACTACATGACGACAATTGCAGGAATGTTTCAATTTGCGGCTGATAACGGCTATATCGTGTCAAACCCATTTAACGGCCTGACACCATTAAAGAGATCCAGAACAGAACCAGATCCGCTCACACGAGACGAATTTATTCGTTTTATTGATGCCTGTCACCATCAACAAACGAAAAACCTGTGGTCCTTAGCAGTATACACAGGCATTCGTCACGGTGAGCTAATATCTCTCGCTTGGGAGGATATTGATTTAAAAGCTAAAACAATGACTATCCGTCGTAATTATACAAAACTCGGGGAGTTCACTCTACCAAAAACAGAAGCGGGAACTGATCGTGTTATTCATCTTGTTCAACCAGCTGTTGATGCCCTGAAAAGCCAGGCTGAAATGACAAGACTTGGCCCTCAGTATCAAATTGACGTCAAGCTTCGGGAGTTCGGTCGCACTGCACGCCATGAATGCACGTTTGTTTTTAATCCGCAACTGGTGAAAAAATGCCAGCAAGTCGGTCACCACTATAAAGCAGATTCCATCAGAGATTCCTGGGCATCTGCATTAAGGCGAGCAGGACTGCGGCACAGAAAAGCCTATCAGTCCAGGCATACTTATGCCTGTTGGGCATTATCGGCAGGAGCGAATCCAAGCTTCATAGCAAACCAAATGGGCCATGCAAATGCACAAATGGTATTCAACGTTTACGGAGCATGGATGAAAGATAACAATATCGGGCAAATAGAACTACTCAATAAGCAGTTGACGGAGAGTGTCCCATACATGCCCCATAGAGCCAGACTCTGAAATAATATCTTTAAATATCAGTTGTTTTAATGGTAGTTGCCGTCACATTAACTGC